GGGCAAATCTTTATGACTACATGTTCTAACCGCACGCCCTATGATTTGTTCAATGCGATTCATATTATACCAAGGATCTAATATATGTACCTGTCGTATATATTTCAGATCCAACCCTTCAGAACCAGCGAGAGAAATTAATACCACTTTGACTTTCTCTCCATTTACGTTACTTAAATCGGTCGACGCATTTATATCTTTCAGATTATCAGGCGACAGACCTTTATCACCAGTAATCATCACATATTTCGCTGAAGTAAACGGCTCATTTCCTTTCTTGGTCTTGAATGAAACGGCGTCTATCTTCTCGGTGGGAGTTTTCAAGAGAGAACGTACATTCCCTGCTCGTGTGAAACCGAGCTCTTCCAATGCAATGGCTATCGGCAACAAACCACCGTCAATATATTGCGAATATACCAATATGACTCCTGTAGACTTTAATATACAGTCACAAATACTCTTAATCTTTGCACTATATTTTCCTATTAATTTAGGAGAGAAGATGTTCCCATATTCTGTAGACTTGTATTCAAAATCATATCTCCCCGGCGGAGATGTTGAAGTAGTATATGTCATAACACGATTCAATCCACCAGAGCCTACCAATTCCATCGTGTCATAGTCTTCGAAGTTCCCTGAAACTGGGTAGACCATATTCAGTGCCTCAATTGGTTTCTGTAAATCAGTATATCCAAAAGCGTCGATCTCTTCGAAATTCTTTCCCTTACCTTCGTCAACCTTACTTTTAATCTTACTAATAACATAATCGTAGCCTTTCTGTTGATAGTCTCCTATCCCAACCAAATAGAGTGAGAGAAACTCCATATTTTGAACAATTGGTTTACCGTTTAGTTGAACCAGCGGTTGAGGTTGCGTCTTAAATGTATTATCTTGAGAAAACTCTTCAGGCCATAACTTGTAAGGGAAAGTATAAGGGTTTTCACCTCTGACATAAGAAATATATCCGGTAGCTTTTCTCTCTAGTAATTCCCTACCAATCTGATTTCCATCACTAGATGTTTTAAATGAACCATTGCTATTAAACACGTCACCTATTTCAATTGTAGAACGTCTGTCATTTAAATTCATAATATTTACTAACCATATGATTTCTTTATAACTATTATACATTGGCGTGGCTGATAGCAACAAAAGACGCAAATTATCCGCATATTTAACTAGCTTAAATAATTCTTGGGCAACACGTTTTTTATCCGGATTATCATCTGAAATGCGAATATTGTGAACTTCGTCTATGATGATCAATCTATTACTAAAATGCTGTCGCAGTTTACTACGAATTGTAGCATTTATCTTCTTCTCCGACACAATTTCGCTACTAACTGTCGACTTTTTCTGAATATAATTGGCGAATTCCGTGTAACCGAAGAAGACATAATAGGTATTAATAATACGCTTTATTTGAGCGATTATCGTCTCTTTGCTCAAACCTTTCATATTCATCGGGTTAATTTCTTTTAAAAATTTATTCCCTGTACATGAGCGAATATTCCAAATCCCGTCAATGTTTTTAAGCTTTCGCTCATCAAATAGTTGAAGTTTAAAGTTCTCTTGAACATTCGGAGAAGCTACAATTATAATTCTATTTGAAATACTCATTTGAATAAGATAATCACGCATCTCCTCTGCTATGCTAATCGCAGAACACGTCTTGCCACTACCTAGACCATGATAGAGTAATAGACTATTATATGGAGTTTGAAATGAGAGAAAATTCCTGACAAATAATTGATGCGGTGCTAGTTCAAAGTCCGCATTACACATTAAATCAGATTCCATGACTACGTCTTTAATCTCGCCGTCGTACTTTGTATCATTAAACTCTTTTCTCTGTGCAATATTTATGTTAAACTGTGGATCATTTAGATTCGGGTATAAATAAGAGTTGTTCTGATCTAGGTAAGAGTTTTTCTGATCTAGGTCTTTGGTTAGACTCTCTCTATCTTTCAATTCCATTTTGTTTAAAAAATCATTATGAACTTTCTCTTCTTTAGCAGTAGAGGGTTCTACAACAGGAGACTCTTCTATTATAGGAGAGGGCTCTTTTTCAATTGGGGTATCTTTTTCAATTGTGGTCTCTTTTTCAATTGGGGTATCTTTTTCAATTGTAAGAGAGGTCTTTTCTTCAATAGGAGGCTCATTTACAATAGGCTCTTCATCTACGAAAACTAACTTTACTTTTTCTTTCAAACCTGTTGTTTTGTTAGTTTTAAGTGTTGTCTTTCTTGCCTTTGTTTTAGGTATAGCCTTTGGCTTTGGCTCGGCTTTTGCCTTTGGTATAGGTATAGCCTTTGGCTTTGTTTTTTCAATATCTTTTGGCTTAGGTATAGCATCTACTTTAGCAATTACCGGCTCACATAATCCTGTTTTTTTATTTCTTCTAGTCCCTTTTTTACATTTTTCTTTACCTTTATCATTGCCTTCAATAACGTTTTCCATTATACTATATAGATATTATATTTAGTTAGTAGCGTATTAACCTTATTAAGTACGTTTAGTTTTTCTAAATTGTATGGACGAATTCTTTTAACCACTTGATCGTATGAACACCACTCTAATTTGCTTATTTCATTTGTTTGAAATGGTTTAATAGGCCTTTGTTTATTATTAATATATCCAAGAAAATATTTGTGTTTATATGACTTGTAATTTGAGCCTGTAAAAATTTCTTCAAATGGTAATAAATTGTATATTATATTAATACGATTAGATGGATACCCCGTCTCTTCCTCAAACTCTCGAATTCCACAAGATATATCCTTCTCTAGATTATTGTGTCTACCTTTAGGAAACCCCCACTCAGGTTCAGTCCATGAAGTAGTTGACTCGTTTATTAGTGAACTTAGACTATAACTGTTTAAACCATAGGTTATACCTGTAGTCAAAAAATCAAACTTGTCTTTGGAATTTTTCTCCTCACTCTTAAATTGATTACAAACATCTGGTCCCCATAATTCATTCCATAAAGTTTCGAAATCATTATGAAGTAGTTTCTCTTTTTCATCTACCGTCATCTCCGAAATAAGATTAAGTATATACATTTTGTTATTAATTGAATATTTGCCTCTCATAAATTCAATGAAACCTATCGTGTCTCTACGTCTTATCATCAGATACTCTAATTCTGTAGTATAACGAAAAGCAATAATACCTACACTTGTTATCGAGTATTTACAGTTGCTAAAATTATGTCCACTCATACCACAGTTATTACAGTGGCTATGCACCATTTTTGTATTTGCGAAAATATTTTTATCCATCTTACTATAGCTATTTGTTTAATTGTTAATGTTTTTATATCATTATAATTATATCCTTTATAATGACACTAAACCCAGAAATATGGGGACCTCAGTATTGGTTTGTTTTACATACGATTGCCATTACTTATCCAGATAGACCAAATGACGTTGTTATTAAAAAATACTACGACTTTATACATAATCTACCTTTATTCTTGCCAGTTAAAGAAATTGGAAATGGTTTTAGTAAAATGCTAGATAAATATCCTGTAACGCCTTATTTAGACTCTCAAACTTCATTTGTTAAATGGGTTCATTTCATTCATAATAAATATAATGAAGCATTAGATAAGCCAACATTAACTATGGATGAAGCTATGATTAAGTATTATGAACTATATAAACCAAAGGCCGTTAAAGAATTAGAACAGCGTAAGAGGAGAGAAAAATATGCTTTTATTATAATAGTATCAATCGTTGTTGTATTGGGAATTTATTTATATAACAAATAATATATATGAAGTTTGAATTACTTGTTTTCGGATTGACCGCATTCTTCATAGTAAATACATATTATGATGGAAAATATATACAAATGATGAAATCCTGGAAGAAATATTATCAAATGATTTCTATTGGATTTGTGGGGTTATCTGCCTACTTATTTATTAGAAAGTATCCAGGACATTCTCGTAGTTTAATGACTCATGCTAATGGTATTATTAAGTATTTACCTATTGATAAAGATGCTACCAATTTATTGTTTGATTTAACAAAGACGAGAGAAATGTTTTCTAATCCTTCGGAGAATTATGGTATGCAAGCTAATAGTATGCAAGCTAACAGTATGCAAGCTAATAGTAATAGTGTGCAAGCAAATCGAGTTATGAATTCTGGTATGAATGTTGGCGATAATCAGGGAAAGGCGACGAAACGTTCTGTAAGCGAGACTAAGAAG